CTGCTGTTGCTAGGTTACCACTATAGTCGAATATGATATTATGACCTACTTTTGCGTTAAAATCATTTTTCTGATAAATAATCGCATCGTGGTTATTACCAGTTAAGCCTCTCCAGAAACTTTCTGAGGCTTTTTGTATCATACCCTCGACCATCCAGCCTTTACGCTCAAGAGCGTTGCCGTATCGAAGGATACCTGTGCTTTGTTTTGCCATTTTATTTCCTTTTAGAACGTTATAGTTTTCTCATTATCCAAAATATTGGACACCTCTGCTTTAGCTGGCGCACTGCTAGACCCTCTAACACCGCTAATATCAGTGCCATTTGCTTGAGGCACCTCTCTAGCTAGTGTTTTCTCCGAAGCCGTAAGGAATTTCTTAGTTAAACCTAGGAACTCCTCGAAAGAAATTTCTCCCTTTGCTAGCCTTTTCATATACAAAGGAGGAATTTGGTCTGCGATTTCGTCCTTTGTAAGATTAAGTTCAGGATTAGCGGTAATAAATTCCTTTAGCTGCTCAGCTAATCTCTCCCTCTCAAACTCTTCTGCACTAAGGCTTTTAATACGCTCTAGCTCCTTAACTATACCGTCCTCAAACTGCTTCTTGGCAGCTACCTCATAGGCGTCTATTTTAGTTCGCCATTGGTCTGGGTCAGTTAGTTTCAGAGTATCTAGCTCGTCCTGTTGCTCAGGAGTGAGCTTTATTTGAGCCGCAACCTTATCACGCAAAAACGTAGCTTGAGCTTCCACAGCTTTCAACTGCTGTTGGCTCTTGGTGAAGCCTGCGACAGTGCCGCGTCTCCTTTTTTCTGCCTCAATCAACTTACCCTTGTAGTATTCTACCGCGTCAGCGTCTTTTGGCATATTCTCCTCAATATTCTTAAGGAAATTAGAAACGTCATAGTCCTTATCGCCTGTGCTGGTAGCAGTATCTAGTGTTTCAGGAGTTTTAACGTCCTGTTCTGGATTACCATTTTCACCCATTTTAGCCCTTTCTCTAGTATTTTGTAGTCAGTATATCATATTATAGCTTAAACTGAGCTTAAAGCCCTGAATACTCATCATCTTGGTAATAATCGTCAGGGTAGCCCATCTCATCATCAGTTAATAGCTCTTTTTTATTGTAATTTGCCGCTATGGCTGTATAACGCAAGCTATCTGTATAGTTTGAAGTCCAATCGTGTTCAGGCGTTCGTAGTGAAACACCTAATCTAGTGTCATATTTCCAGTGATATTGCTGTATAGCTAGGAGCAACGTTTCACAACTATCATCTATTAGTGCAACGTTCAGAAAATCCCTTGTAGCACTTATACCATCATCTATACTTATACGCTTCAATACACGTGCAGGCACTCCAAGCTCCAGAAACTTCTCTAATCTAGTTTTACCAGTGCTAAACTCCCTTACCATCGCATCGTGTGGTAGAGCTACATCTTGTATGTCATACCCTTTATCCCTCTTAAGTGCCCACATAACCTCAACATAATGCTCTAAATTTTCCCCACTAGCTGCGTAGCAATCTATAACCCTAGGGACACCATCAACAACCTGAGAGAAAACTAATACCGTTTCATCATTGACACCTATATCGTAGGTAACTAGGACTGGTAGCCCGTGATAGTGTAAGTTAGGTAGCACTCTCTTTGACGAATAAAGTGCGTCATACTCTTTCTTGTAGATAGAACCCTCTAGCGACTGCTCAAACGCCTCCTCTGGTGTCGTCGGATACTCCTGCTTTATCTCGTAACCTAGCTCCTCATACTTCGACGCATACCACCACTTCTGTGAGTTAGTTAGTGTTATCCCATACTCCTGCTCAACCTTAGTAAAATACTCCCGCATCGCCTCATTTATATCTACTCTCGAACTAAGGTTACAGTCCGGGTCCTCCACCCAGCTAAGAAACACCGCCTGAAACTCAAGCTGGTTGAGGTCACGTGAGAGCTTCGCTTTATTATACGCTTTAAGCCACATCTCGTAAAATAGCCCGTTGCGACCCTCTGCTGTGCTTTCTATAGTTATCTTGTTATCCTTGCCTACAGCCTGAAACGCACCAGTTTTTAGCTCCTTCGCCTTGTCTGGATATTTCTTAGCTATCTTACCTAGCTCGGACACGTGTAATCCCTGAAGTGTATCACCACGGAAGTTACCTATCTTTAGTATTGAGCCATTTGAGAACATCATACGCTTCGAGTTGTTTGCCACCAACTTAAGGTTCAGTAGTGTCTTTACGTCAGGGTCTAAGTCCTCCCACATCAGTAGTGCCCTATCTGACAGCTTTTCAGCCTCGTCCTGACCATAACTCTGGATACCCGCCTGAAATCCTGGCTTAAACAGGCAGTCATCTAGGTAATATGCCAGAAATAGTGTTGATATACCCTGCTGCCTGCTCTTGAGAATTATTTTGCGGTTGTGTTTAAACTGCGTAAGCACCTTATTCTGGCTGTGATTTAGTGTCAATATCCTCTTAACGCCGTTCTTATCCCTTATGGTATAGAGGTTATTCATTCTCCACAACTTAGACCCGAGCTTACTATCCATAAACTCCTGCTGCTCCTGAGTGAGCGTTGTCTGTGCCGCTGAATATTGTTCTGTAAGCTCCCTCGACTTCAGCTCGTCGTTCTTATCCTCAGCAATCATCACGGAACCTATCCACCAAGTTCTGTATAGCTATGTTTATCACTGGAGTATTATCCTTAGGCCTCAAGTCTTTGTAAGTCGCCTCTATTGCTGTTACCGAACTAATAAGGTCCTTAAGCTCCTTGGTATCTCCAACCATCGACATCATATCTAAGGCATAATCTACCGCTTTCTCCTTGAACGAACTAATTTTCTCTAGTATGCGGGTTACGCTCTCGTCCTGCTCTGCTTCGTTGAGGTCTTGTGATGCTGGTTGAGCTATAGTTACTACCGCAGGAGCTAGGGCGGGTTCAGTCCTAGATGCAGGTGTTTTGTTAAGAGCTGGTAGGATTGTAACTCGCGGCCTGCTTAGCCACTCAGGCTCTCCAAGCTGCTCCTTAGTAATTTTATACTTATCTAATATTGTATCTATCTCAGCCCCTGCTTCATACTCTAACTTCATAAGGTTTAAGAGTGCAACTGGGACTGGCTTCGGTGCTTTAGCCACGGATACTCCTTATGGTTTTTCTGTAAGTATAGCTAAGTTTAACTTAAGCTTTGCTTACGTAGCTAATGATAGCTAGAGTTGCAGGCCGTAGTTGATATTCTATTAAGTTTAATTAAAATTGTGTTGTAATTAAAGTTAATTGAATAATATTTTCGTGAAAATTTTTTATTATTTTGCGGTATGAGAGATAAGCCGTTAGATTGATGAGGTGCGTCCGTTAGATTGTGTTGCTGGGTAGGGGGATTGCGTTAGATTGTGAGTAAGTATGTTAAATTAAATTTAATTAAATAATAATTCTGAAAATTAATTATATTTTTAGAGGCGTTCTGTCGGCGTCAATCTCGAACCCGCTTTGTCATATACACCTTCTTAAATTAAACTTAAATAAAATAATTAATAAAAATAGCTCAATTATTATTAAGTTTCACGATAACAAACAATTTTATTAAACTTAATTTTACATCTTACTAAATTGCAATTTTGCTAATCGAAAATTTAAGCATTTCTTAAGCAAAATTATGCTATTCGCGTAACATATTATATAAGCAATTTTCTATCGCAAAATATTTCTAGCAAATATTATTTAATTAAGTTTAATTTAAGAGAATTAATGCTATAATTCTTTTACATTTCAAAAGAAAAGAGATAAAACAATGCAAGACGATATTTTATATCACAAAGTTGTAAAGAGAATTACGAAGTTAAATAGTAAATATTTAAAAGAATACAACGAAAAAATATTTACTATTTCTAAAGATAGCGTAAGCAATGCAAAATTAGAGAATTGCTTAAGACACTTAATTTTAAAACTTGATTTTAATAAAACTTTATTAAATAAAATAATGAATATGTATTTATTACAAAAATCAAGCATTGACAGCATAAAGCAACAATTATTAAATTATGCGAAAAATGCTAAAGTTGTAAATAACGACGATAAAGAAAATCAAAAATATACAATAAAGTTATTAAATTATATTTTTAGAAAATAATTTAATTAAGTTTAATTTAAGAGATTATATGTTATAATCTCTTTACATTTCAAAAGAAAAGAGAAAAGAAAATGCTAAACGACAGATTTTCAGAGTTTGAGCAAACTTTAAATGCTGTAAAATACAAAGTCGCTCTTGAAAAATTAGAGCTAATTAATACGCTTGATGAATTAAACGACGTTTTTACGTTTGACTTAATACACGCTTGCGATTTTCTAAAAGATTATAACGAAGTGCTTGAAGCTTCAAAAATGTATTATCAATTTAAAGATTTTCTATATCTTGAAAATTATTTATATAGTAATGTTTCAACGATGAAATTAGCATTAAAAGCTAAACGATTAAGAATTGAATTTAATTTTCGCAAAATACAAATTGAGCTTAATAAGCTTGAAATATTTTATATTAATCAAAGTGCAAATTTTGATGAAATAAAAAATATTGACGAAAAAATCGTAATTGAGTTTATAAACTCTTTAGCGATATATGAAAATAAAATAATTGAAACGTTGCGACTTGACAGAGAATTAGACGATAATTATCTAGTTACAGAATTAATCTAATTTAGCTAACAAAGAGCAATTTAATTTAATTGCTCTTGATTAGCTAAAATTAAGCTAGAGTTCTTTTCAGTTTCGTTTAAGCAAACTTATGTTATAATATAAGTTTTTCAATATATAAATTAAGTTGATAGCAATTATCAACTTGACAAATATCGAAAAATTATGCTATAATATAAGATTTTGCAAATCGCATAAATTGATTAAATTTAGTTAAGTTTAATTTAAGCAATGTTATGCTATAATTTGATTATTAAAACAAAGTTTAGTTTTAATAAGAATATATCAAATTGAGTTAAGTTTAATTTAAACTAACTTATGATATAATCTTATTAAAGTTAAAGATTAAAGCGCGCTAATCAATAACTTAAATAAATTAAAGAAAAGAGATAAAACAATGTTAAGTAAATCAGAGTTAGTAAGTAAATTAAATCAAATTGTCGAGAGTGCTAAACTCTCAAAAAATGCAAAATCAGAGTTTGACGAGCTTTTAAAAGAGCTATCGACAAGAAAAAGTCGCGAAGTTAAGCACGCTAGTTATTACGACGAAAAAGAGCAAAGTCTTATGATATTTTGTAAATATCATAATAGATATGAAAAAGAATGCGATATGGTGGCTAAAAAGAGCTATTGTAAAGTTGCAAGCTTTATATCAAATCAAAGACGAAACGAAGTTAAAAAGCTTGAAAATGAATTATTAAGCTTAATTGCAAATAATGCTAACTCTGACGATATAAGCAAGCTTGCTAACGATATAAAAGAGAAAAAAGCATTAATGCACGATGCAAGCACTTACGATTATGATAGAGATTATCAATTTTACGCTGAAAATTGCAAACAAAGACAAAGCAAGTCAGACGATAAAGAATAAATCAAAATTGAGCGTGCTATCGCTTTGATAGCACGCTTTTAAAACTTCAAATAACAAATCATATTACTTCAAACTAAAATCTCTTAAAATCAATTCTAGCTATCTTAAAAACGATTGTTAATATTTAGTAAATATTTTTAAACAAATGTTAAATGATAATGATTATTAAACTCAATTAACATTTTTATGCAATGAAACTAAATTAAAATCAACTAGCGTTAAAATGCAACTAATGCTAAAAATCATTTAATGATAATTTACATCTAGCGTTAATTTAAATGCAATTTAATCATTTCTATATAATGCAATTAACGATAAAAATCAACTAATGTTAAAAATCATCTAGCGTTAATTTAAATGCAATTTAATAGCGTGCTAATAGTATTATATTGCTAAAGCGTTAAAATGCTTTAAAACGCTTGCAAATGCTTTTAAACTATAATTGCATTTTAATTGCGTTTAATTCTTTAATCTATAAACTAGACTTGAGAAACTTATTTGATAACGATTATCAATTAAGCTAATTTTAAGCTAAAAGTTACAAAATAGTAATAAATCAAAAAAATCGAGTTGCTTAAGCTAGTTGATTTATGCACTAACTATTGATATTACGCTAATAAATCAATTAAATCAATTAAATCAAAATAGAGTTATACTAAAAAAAAATGAAAATATAAGCGAATAAAAAAAAAGTTGATTTTTTG